CTTGGTGTGTGACCTTTTGCCATTTTTGGTCAAATACAATTATTATCTTCAAATATATAAAAACTCACGTCTTATACACAATATAACGTATATGCTATGTTGCCATTGTTCTTCCTGTAGGAAATCAAGCCATATACATAATATAATGTATATAGCATGCCCTAATTGTTAACTAAATACCGATAATAATTAGGGAAATTGATAACTACTAATTAGACTATACGTTAACTAGAAATAAAACATTTAATTGTCATCCATGAATATGAAAACTATGGAAGATATAGTTATAATTGAATGTAGAAAGTTCACCGACCAAGTATTGAATTGGTTAAACGCATTTTATCCAAGTAACATTTATTATTACCATGTAATGGATAACGATACTTCACTAACTTTAAAAATAAGATTAGTTATGGCACATAATTTATATATAAAAAGAGTAAATGGAATTATAAGTTACATCAAAAGAACTTTTAGATATTCGCCATATATAAGAGTAAATTACAGATATAACAGGCCTTTCTTTGATTTAACAATATTATGCGGCAAGGGCAATGAAGACTTTTATTCGTCAGAAGATGAAAGATAAAATTGGGCAAATATGATACTAAGCGATAGGGATTTAAAATATTATCTACAAAAAAATTGGATAAAAATAACACCATTTTCCACTGAAATAGTAAGAGAAAACGGCATAGATTTACGAATTGGCACACAATTTGCAAGATTAAATAAAACTGACAAAGTTTTTGAAATTGGTAAAAATCTTGCAGATTTCTATACTATTACACATGCTAACGATTTTATAGTTCTTCCACATGAACACGTTTTGATGACAACTATGGAATATATTGAATTACCAAATGATGTAATGGCTTTTGTTAATTTACGCTCAACTTTCGCCAGATTGGGATTATTTATCCCTCCAACTATAGTAGACGCTGGATTTAAAGGGGAATTAACTATAGAAATTGTAGGTTCAGAATTTCCAATAATGCTAAAAAGTGGGCAAAGATTTCTGCATTTAATATTTGCAAAGACATTAACTCCAGTTGAAAACCCATATCACGGTAAATACCAAAATCAAGAAAATGTTACATTACCAAAATTTGAAAACAAGAAAGAAAGTTAAAAAAGAATTTTTTTATTTGGTCTAAAAACTTTTTCGGGAATTCTATTTCGCTTCTCTCTTCTGTAGGTATTCAATCACTGCCTCCCGTATAACCTCTGTTAGTGTTGTATCATGCTCTGCACAATACCTTTTTAGCCTTATTTTTAAATTCCTATCTATATTAATACCGAAAACTACCTTTTCACTTTTGGGCTTTTCCGCCATTTTTGCTCATTCTATAAATACATATTATGACATATTTATATGTTGTGATTTTTTGGGAAAAGTCTATTGTTAAATAAGTAACTAATGGTGAAAACAATGACTCCATAAATCTACAAATATTCCAGTTGAAACTACAATATCTGCAATTGCAATAAATTTGACTAGAGAAATGTTAGTTGTAAAATACAAAATTATATTAAGCAAAATAATTATAAGTAAACCGTATAAATCATGAGTTTTTCCTTTTTTAAAATAAGAAAACATATTACAACTCATTCTTAAATTCCTATATATTTAAATATCTTTTTCTTTAACCAAGTTGTCTTAATAAAATTTCTAGGATTAGCAAAAGGTATTTTATGGTCAACTGTATATTTTTCAACTTTTTGAAGATATATTGGAAATGGAGCATTTAATACTGGAATTCCTGTCTCTATGGTATAAAGTGCTATTTCTGTTGGATTATATTCAACAAAATATTCATTTGTTTCTTCTGGAAAAGTCGGAAAAACCTGATAAAAATTAGGTAAATTATTTGGTTGAGAAAATCCACATTCTTCCAAAATAAGTTTCTTTTTTGCAGGAACATAAAAAACTCCTGCATAATTTATATTATTCTTAGAATCCTGAACTAAACCAACTCTATATGGCGTATCATAGTGATAATTCAAATGTCTATTACCACTAGTTATAAAATTAATAACTCCTAATGCTTTATACACCTCAGTATAAAAATTCAAAAAAGCATAAGGTCTTACCAGCGGAGTTCCTCTAACTAACACAAAATCATAATCAAATGAAGAATTATTGTAAATTATCCAATTTAAGCAACTAGAAATTGCATTAAAATTTTCATAAGTTACGCCATAATTTAATCCTTGCACTTCCCTAGATAGTTTAACAGATTCATCTTGGTCAATGTCTAAAACTGAAAATTTAGGTTCTGTTCTTAATTGCTCTAATAATGACTTTTCCATGATACTAAAAAAGCAACTTGACAATAATAAACTTATTACGAAAAATGAAAGTATTTATATGTTGCTATTTTTTGCAGAAGGCTTATTACTGAGTTTCTTTCTAAAAATAAAATTGAAATGACTATAACTACAGATGCTTTGGATGGATTTCTAGTAATAATGGGTGTACTAATAGCTAGTTATGTTGTTGGCGAAGTTGTACATCTTTTCAATCAGAAGCAAAATAATGAAACTTTCCAAAATGCAATAAACGAGATGACAAAAAGTACAATTTCAGCAGTTGAAAGCATAAAAGATACTACAACACTTGGAATTAATTCATTATTAAATATGGATACATTAAGAGATGTAAATTCGTTAGCACAGAAAAAAGTTGAACAAAGTCAACAAACACAAACTAAGTAATTTATTTTTTAGACTTAGCCATATAAGCTAATACTTTTTTTATATCATTTTTTGTTTTTGGAACTAATTGGATATTTATATCTGCATGAGTAGGCATTTTCTCATGAACTTTAAAATAATCCAATTTCTTATTAGTAAAATATAAAATATGATAATGTAAACCATGTGTTTTAGCAGTATATTCCTTAACACTGAAAATATGTGAATTTCTATCATGTCCATGAGCATAATTCTTAAATTTCTGAAAAATTGGCGTAACCGAATTATATCGATAATTTGCGGCAATTGTAATAAAATAAGTGTAAGTGTATAAAAAGTGAAAGCTGAAAAGTTTTTGGCAGTCCATGTCATCAATTAAAAATCTGACATTTAAATGTATATGGCACGTTTATATATTTGTTGTAGGCATGTAAAACCATGAAACAACAAAGGAATAAGTATATACAAATACGTATACCTTCAAAGCAAAAAAATCTTTTTTATGAAAAACAAGACTTAATAAAGCAAGAAATCGAAAAAATAATAAATCAGCAAAAACCATTCAAAAGAATTGAAACAACAGACCCTTATGACGGAACAGTAAGTATTCCGATCGATGAACTATATTACGAAAAGTTAGAGGAATTAGCTAAAAAATATAATATTAAAGTTGGAAGTATAATAAGGTCTATATTCTTCGAACTAAGTTAAATATTTTTTTGTAAAGCTTTTTTTTCTGTCAATGTGGCAAATTAGCAACTTGACAAATATATAAATATGTCATAATGCATATTATAAATTGGGGAGAAAAGGTGTCATCCCTTAAAGAAATATTAGACGAGTTGGGAAAACAGGTAAAACAGACAAATAAAATAGCCTCAAGGGTTTTAAAAATTAAAGGCATAAAGCGAATTGTAGTGCAACTAAATGCAATACCTCAGGATGGAAAAGTAAGATATTCATTAACTATACACAGCCAAAATAATTTCAGAAAACAACTTGGAATAACTGCCAATGACTCAGAGGACTTAAAATTAATCAGTGAATTCTTAGCAAAATATGCAGATTTGCTAAATGAATACGTAAGATACACACCAAGAAATAACAATAGAATTGAAGAAGAAGAGCTAAATATGGAAGAAAATGAAGAAAACGAAAAAGAAGAACAAAAACCAAAAAGGATGAGTAAAAGAAACGTGGAGGAAGAATTTTAAATTGTCATAAGACATTATTTTTTTTGTGGACAGTTCAGCCCAACTCTTGGATAAAGTTAAATCTCACTCTTTTTTTTATAATCCACGTGATACTGAAAGAATTTTAAATATTATCTTAGGAGGGAAACAAATCGAAGAACAGAAAAAAAATGAAATTTTAAAGGCTTATAAAAGGGGAATTGACCACCAATATTTTTCAGCAAATCTGCCATATTATGATGAAATAAAATTTATCTCGAAAATTACACAATTTAAAGTTAAAAACGATGAAATAATAGCAAGATTTCAAAATGGTTTTATCTCAAGTTTTGACCCTCACCAAATTGCAGATAATCCGGATGACTTTTATAATTTAATAAGTAGTTATATGTTTGTTAAAATCAAAAAAGGAGTTGGAAATTGGTATATATCGGATATCTATTCAATTGAACCACCAAATAATTACGAAATTGCAAAAGAGTTGTTTGAATTAGCGAATTCAGAAAAACAAACATGGGCTTTATTACTTCAAGCTTTTGGTTTTGACCCATTAAAAATGGAAGTAAGTGATATGTATTTAACTCTGCAAAGGCTATTTCCATTATTTAAATCCCCAATTACAAAAAGACAAATAAATTACATTGAAATTTCCAACAGGGGAACTGGAAAAACTACAACTTTCATGATTTTACAAGAAGTATTTAACTTTAGATATTACACCGAGTCACCAACTTATGCAAATTTAATATATGATGCAAGAAATAATATGTATGGGGCTGTATTTTTGTCAAATGGATTGATTTTTGATGAAATACAAAATTGGAAAGAGGGATTTTCAGCAAAAGAATTAGGTTCAATTAACGCAACTTTATCAACTGGTTTAGAAAATTGTGTTTGGACTAGGGGGGCAGGAACAGAATCCAGGTCTTCTACTATACAAAAATGTATTCCAATTATTTACGCCGGAAATCCATATTCCCTAACAATAAACAGGTTAGCAATGCCCGACTTAGAAGACTATCTAGCAAACTATGAAATATTTACCCCTGCAATTTTGGACAGAATTCATATTATCCAAATAGCAGTTAAAAAGACCTATGAGAAAATTATAAACGGAAGAGTATTATATCCATCAATTTTAAGGGCATTAGTTGAATTAATACAACAGAAAATAAATACTATAAATAATTATATAACATGTGATAATTTGGAATCAAGAAGACAAGAACAAAGCATAGATATCCAAATATTATTACAGGCTTTTGATATAGATTTACAATTTGGCAAAAAGACCAATGAGGAAATATGCAATCAAATGATAAACTTTATGCGATATAGTAATTTAGGGGGATAAAAATGAATTATGAGGAATTTGTAAAACAGAGTTTTAAGATAAAATACGATGAAAATACAATATTCCCTAGTGAAATTGGAATATGCTTTAGAAAAAGCTATTTCAGTAGGAAATTTGAATTTGAAAAAGGAATTAATGAACTAGTTTTGGATTTAGGTGAACAACATCATGAAAGAATTGAAAATTACTTTGTTGAAAAATTAAATTGTAAAAGTGAAGTTGAAGTAAAGGGGGTGATTGAGGGTATTAACATATCAGGAAGAATAGATTTATTTTGCGGAAACGACTTAATTGAAATAAAGACAATCTCAAATAACTATTTCCAAATAAAAGACTACCATCTTTATCAAGTTGCAATATATTATTATTTACTCCAACACCAAGATTACAAAATCGATAACATCTATATTATATACTTAAATAGAATAAATAGGGAAGTTAAACAATTTCTAATAGATAGAAAAATAATGGATGAATATATACAAAAAGCAATTGACTGGATAAAGAAGTTTAAAGAATATATAAAGATGGAGGATTATAAAAATATACCGCCTGTAAATTCATATCTTTGTAAGAATTGTGAATTTAAAGGAAAATGTTACGGTAAACTATTATAAACTGGAAGACGAGAAATAAAAATGTTTATAATTGTCATAGAGCTATATGTTTTTGTGGGAAGATGAGTCAAAAGGAAATGGAAATAGTAGAAAACATAGTTAAAGTAATTCAGGAAGAAGACATATACAACATTCTAAATAATGCAATAAAATTTACTGGAAAGTTTGAAATTCTTTTTTACATCAAGAAAGAAACAAAAATAAGCGGATATTTGTCAATGCGAAATAGAACATTCTATTTCGAAATTAGGCTATATAAATACCCCAAAGACAGAGAATTTACAATCGGCATAACTATAGGAAAAATAACCCTAGTTAAAAAAGTAGAGGAGGTGATTTGAATGGGCAAAAAAGCAATTAGTTTTAAGGCAGATAATGATTTAATAATTGCAATTGAGAAATATGCTTACAAAAAAAGAATAAGCAGAGGGGAAGTGATAAGA